TGGCCGAGCAGCCAGCACAGCAGGAGCCGGTGGCGTGGCTTATTACTGACGAAAACATCAACAGCATCCAAATTGAAAGCATCCAACGCTTAATTGACCGAGCAAGACACGCACACATGACTGACATCAAGTTGCGTATTAACGGGCAAGATGAGTGGCACCAGGCTGATTGGCTGAAGCATTTAACTCGCACCACCCCACCACACCCCAAAGAGCCAGAGCAGGAGCCTGTGGCGTGGGCAACGCAAATGGGAGAGTACGCACACATCCATTGGTGCGCAAAGCGTCCTGAATACCCGGTGGTCTATGAAGTGCCCCTCTACACATCCCCACCAGCAAGCAAACCGTTGGTTGGGCTGACGGATGGAGAGGTTGTTGATCTGTGTGACGGAAGGCTTACGACATGGGAGCAAGTCAGGATTGCCCGCGCCATCGAAGCCAAGCTGCGGGAGAAGAACGCATGATGACCGTAAAAGACCTGATGGAAAACCCGTGCCAATCGTCCCCCGATGGCAATCATTGGGAGCCTGCACTGCCGCAAAATCTTTGGTGGCGCATTCGTTTGCGTGACGCATGGGCTGTGTGGAAGGGCGAGGCAATCGCCATTCGCCAGACAACTAAGTCCGACCTCGGCATCAAGGAGAAGAACTCATGACCACTCAACTTGTTCGTGACTCTATGAAGCTGATGGCTGATGCTGGCGTGGACATTGTGGACATCAAATGGTTTGACCTGTCTGGTGCGTTCACTGACAAGCAACGGGCAGACCTTGACCCGGTGATGACGCACCGACCACCTTTTGACAAATGCTTTGTTGTTTGGCAAGGAAAGACAAGCCATCACCCGAGCTACACCGTCTTGATGATGGTGGCTGGAGATGATCCAGATGAAGGCATCACGGTGTCAATGTGGAAGGGGCCAACCGGGACTCGACTGATGCCGATCCCTGCCATGTTTTACTTCATTGAGGATGACAACATTCGATACGGGTCTGTCAGCGATGACGAGCCAGTGGACAAGGAGCTTGCAGAACTCATGTTGGCTCAAATTGGCGCTTGGTACGGTGCGATGGACAGGCGTATTGAGGCGCACATTCCCACAGTGCGTGACACATTTACCAACCGCCGGAAGATACAGCAAGGCAAGCTGCCAACCTACGACTGGACAACGGTGTGGATTGAGCCATCTAAGCCCCGCCAAGAGTCCAAAGGGGGCACACACGCATCACCCCGCCTGCATGAGCGCAGAGGCCACCTGAGAAGGCTAAAGACTGGGAAGAATGTCTGGGTTAAGTCCTGCACGGTTGGTGACGCAAGCAAGGGGGCGATATTCCACGACTATGCAATCAAGGAGAAGAACACATGAGCAAACTGAAATCACTTACGTTCGACGAGTACAAAGTAAACGCCAAGGCGATACTCAACGAAGCGATCGACGAAGAACCCGATGCGGTCATCGTGCTGATGTTCCATCGTGGCACGGGCCAGTTCAAGATCAAGTGTTCCAAGATCGAGGATCGCCTGAGTTTGATTGGCGCTTTAGAAGAAGCGAAGAACCACGTTCTGGTGAATGGGTACGCATCATGAAATCACTAAGCAAAGTGCACGCAGAAGCCGTCCTCATGGCAAAGACGGAGCATGAAAAGGTCAAAGCTGCCGCTGTCGCAATGGTTGAGCGCCCGGTGGAAATGATTCGCGCCATCCTGCTCAAGCACGAACAGGCGGTGATCGAGGTCATGTCTGACTTGGCAAAGGAGCGGGACAGGGCGCGGGAGCTGCTGGAGCGGTGTGAGAACGAGATGCGCTATGCCGGATGGACCAAGTTCGAGTCGGACAACCCCGCCCGCAACGGGGTGTATGAACAGGTGAAGGAATTCTTGAAATGCAAATAACGATCTACACCAAATCAAACTGCCCCAACTGCGTGAGCGCCAAGCAACTGCTCAAGAGCAAAGGGTTGACGCACAACACGATTGACATTGAACAGAACCCCGAAACAGCCAAGATTCTTTTTTCTCAGTATCCAGAAGCCCGACAAATGCCCCAAATCTTCATCGACGGCCAGCGCGTGGGTGGTCTGGCTGGGTTGCAGGCTGCTTTGAAACAGTTAGGAATTTGAGATGAACAGAAAAGAAATCGACAAACTGTGGAACAAGGCGATCCGCGAAGCAATGGACGAAGGCTGCCTATACACCCGCTATCACTTCGCTGAACTTGTCGCTGCTGCCGAGCGTAACAAGCTGGCTGCATGGATGATCCAGCGTGGTTACGCCACCGGGCACGGCGACACCACAGAAAACCTTCTCAATGAACTTGATTGGCAAGTATTGGCGAATTGGAGCAGCGCCATGAAGACCGGTGCAGAAAACGAGCGTGAAGCGTGTGCAAAGGTGGCCGATGATACCGATCCTGTTTGGTATTCGATTAGCGCCGCCATCCGCGCAAGGGGGCAGGCATGAGTATCGAACACCTAATTGTTGGCGCAACAGGTATCGGATATTTGATTGTTGGTGTTTTGCAATGGATTAAAGGCGATCTGCCCAATGGAATGATTTGGACTGGGTACGCCTTTGCTCAGGTAGGACTGTGGCTCAATATTCGCTGACATCAATAATTTGACCGCGAAACTGGATTTTTCCTTCAGACCATTTTTGAGCCAACTCAGGCATCAAAAGCTCCCCGTCAACAAATGTCAAAACTACAAAACCTGAACGCCAGTTGGTTGGGGAGTCTTCAAGGTAATCCACAAATTGCGGTCCTTCAATGTCTGCCAAAGTACCAGTATCAACGCCATAACGGGTTCCGTTATAGTCAGTATATGGCGTTACTTTCAAGCTGTGTAAATGACCAGTTACGATGGTTTTGCCGCTTCCAACGGTGTTGTTGTGGGTGGCATGGATACCGCCTTTGTATCGGTGCTTGACAACTACCTTGTCTGTTAGCCATGTAGACCAGCATGGTTCCCAAGCAGGGAAATGGTCTTTAAGATGAAATCCTTTGACGCCCTCAAACTCTGAGGCATTTTGAGCCAAACGATTTTCAAATCTACTGTCATGATTGCCAAGTGGCCAAATTAGTTTGACATTATGTCTAGCCTTTTTGGCAGTTTCCTCAATTTCTCCAAGATACATTTCACACGCCTTAAGCTCCTGAATAACAGAAGGCTTGGAATCCCAACCAATGCGTGGAAAACGAGAGATAGAAGCGCCATCAAAAGCATCGCCGTTACACACAACCGCTTTGGGCTGAAGGTGCTCAATTGCCCATAAAAGTCCTTTAAAAGCCGTGGTTCGTATACCTGGCCATAGGTGTGCGTCTGAGAAAATAATGACGGTTCCATTTTCAATTCCAGCCATGTATCTGGCACTATGCTTGTGAGCAGTTTGCCTGTGTTCTTGCTGTTTTTGATTGGAGTCCAACTTGATTTTGTACTGCATTTCAAGATTGCGACGACGCTTATAAGCATTTCTTACAGTAACGCCAATTGCTCTGGCTACTTTTTCGCCATTTTTTAGTTTTTGCCAAAGTTCAATAAACTCCGAATCACTGATTGCTGGCTGGGTCATACAAGACTCTTTCAAGTACATTAATTACACGATGCTCGGCAGACTCAAGTTGCTCATCCGTCGATCTATGATCAGATGCAACAGAAACCAAGTCATGCAAAAAGATATGCAAAATCTCATGCAAAGCAGTTTTGCTTAGAGACTCTTTGGTGATTTGCTCTGCTCCAAAATCACCAATTCTATAAGTTGCCAACCTTGCAGGAACATCAAACTCAACAGAGGCCATCGCATTCTTGGCCGGTTTGATTCCCCGTTCAATCCTCCAATCCCCAAGAAACAGTTTTTGTTGCCAAAAAGCAACATACTCATCAAACTGCTTCACTTGCTCGGGATCGGGGATGTTTTTCATTTCAGCATTTTCAGAGCATTTTGTTCAACTTGTGTGACACGGTTTGTCCATCCCTTGCCAAAAGTTGACCAGTTTTTAAGTTCTGTTAAATAACTGAGTCTTCGCTTGGCATAATCTTGGATCAACTGAACTTGATCAAACGCTTTTACAGCCGTCAAAGTCTTCGGACCAATCCAACCATCTGCATCTGCGTTTACGCATCCCTGAAGCAGTTTTATGGCCCTTCCCGGACCACTGTTGACCGCCGTATCAAAAACAAAGTAATCAATACCATTAGGCAAGTCGTTGCAACCCGCCTTATCCCAGTACCGGCGCTTGTACATGGGAGAAACCATTTCTGGCGTCAATGCCCTCATGGCTTTTTCGTCAACAGGATGGCCAATCCATTCTTCCCATACAGCTTTTGTTACGCCCAGATTTGTCATTCCACCCGGATCTGCCGGATGATTAACAAAGCCGCCTTCATGCGCCAATACATATTTCAGTGAGGCATCAAAGTTATGCTTCATTTATCAGAAGTAACAACACCCAAAAGACCGGCAACAGCAAGGCCAACAGAAACAATTGCTTCAGACATGCCGGGAGCAATTGGAACGCCAACAGCGGTCAGCAGTAGGATAAAGCCACGCCAAGTAGACGGCTCTTTTGCGCGATCAAGAATGTAATCTTTCATTTCATCTCCAGTACATAAAAAAAATATGAATACACCAGACAATCATTGCCAGCAAACAAGCCGCAGCAATGAAAGCCAGTGCAAAATCTTTCATGTCAGTTTCAATCCGTGGTTTTTCAGGAAGTCCACCAAGATATATCCGATGCCCAAAATTGCAGACCAAACCAAACTGGTCAAACTTTTCTCAATTACAGCATCCCTGAAGCGTATTTTTCTTGCTTCCGCTTCAATTGCCAACCTAACCCATTGACGCTCTTCTTCTGTTAGCTCTTGAGTTTGAGCTGTTTTAAGAGCGGATGTTATGTCTGCAATGAGTTGGGCACGTTCTTCTGGCGACATTTTCAACCTCAATCAATGGTTGGTTTCATTTTCCGACGTTTAGCCAATTCTTCTTTTTCGCCCTTATTGGTTTCAGAAGGAGCCATCAAAGAAAAGCCAACACTGGTTTTTGGTGCGATATTACCAAGAATTTGACCAATTGCACCCAAACCAAAATCAGAATAATCGCCAGTTTCTTTGCCTTGCTTGTAAGCCTGAAGCAAGCCAGCAGCGCCAAGAGCATTTGCCGCCAAAGAACCAAGTTGGGCAAGGCTTGCATTCCCTTTAATATATTCAGGAACATATTCCTGACGAGGGAATGTTCCGCCTTTTTTGCCCTCAACAGGAGCCGGAACAGGGAGCCTTCCCTCTTTTACAGCTTCAACAACTCGGCTGTATGGCTGGTTTGTACGGCCAAATTCGCGCAACCATGCCTGTTCCGCTTCTGGTCCCATTTGGCCTTCATACCAATGCCAGCCACCTTGCCCGATCACATCTCCGGGCATCTTATTGGTCTTACGAGGAGCAGCAGGTAATTTGCCTTCAGGAGCATTTGCCAGTGCTTCGGCAGCAGCTTGTTCAATCTGGGCTTTTGTTCTACGAATCCGTTGAGTGACACCACTTGCTTTGTCTAGCTCATTAGCCACATCCATTTGAACGGCTTTGGATGGGCTTTCACCAGCGGCTATTGCTTGAGCAGCACTAGGAGCAGACGGCTCAACAGGCGCTGTAACCATCGGGGGTTGTACAGGGGCTGGAGCTTGTACAGGAGCTTGTACAGGAATCTGAGGAGCTTGAGCCGTAGGGACATTGTATGTCGGTCCAGAAGGTGCTACCGGAGGCTTTGCACCGATTCCGGCTTCACGGCCTTGCATAAGACGTTCTTTTGCAAGTTCAATACCAGATTTTGCCGGAGCTTCAATTGTGGGTTCTTGTGCCAAAGTTGGCTCAACTCGCGTTGCGGGAGGAGTGCTTTGGGATTTATACCAGTCATATACCGCCTTCCCAGCGGTTGCAAGGCTAGATGCGCCAATCGCAGCAGCAGGCAAATGCCACCAATCATTGCCCAAACGAGAATGAAGATCCTCTTTTGAAGACAATTCAAAACCTTCACTGCCTTTGGCAAAAGTGTCTTTTTTGCCGCCAGTCTGATAAGAAATTTCAGACTCAATGTCTTTGTCATCAAGACCGGCAGCTTTGGCCTTTTTGCGGAACTCGTCAGCGTTAAATTCCATAATTAATCCCTACCGCCAAGACTTCTGGCAATATCCCGTGCAGATGATTTTTTCTGCACTTCAGGAGCTTTGATAGATCGGCCACGAAGCGATTTCGGCTCCTCTTTTGCCGTGCCGCCAAGGCCAACATCCATTGACCATTGCTCCGCTGGTTTTGCACCAGTTTCAGGAGATGCGCCTACCGGCCTTTTCAGAATTTGCTTGTTGCGATCAGCATATTCTTTGCGAAGAGCTTGATATTCAGGAGTATTTGCAAATGCAGCCTCAAGTTCGCCGGCATTAGGGATCTGACCATTACGCTTATATGTTTCCAATTGACGCTTGCGCCAATCAGCAAACAGTTGAGTGGCATCTTGATTGAACTCGCCAATCAAAGCAGAAGCCTCACCACGGGCAAATTCGTCACCAATTGAATAGGTCTTCGGGTTAATCAAAAATGGAAGTGAACCATGCTTGGATGTCAGTTCCAGATTTGATCGTTCAATTGCACCCTGAAGATCAAGGACTCGGCCAAGAATCTGCATTTCTGGAGCGCCAAGGTTCTTAAAGACTTCACTGCGAATGAAATCATCTTTGTTTTGAGTAAACCCACGTTGGAACTCAGAGCCATTGCTCAGTGTGCTTTGAGCTTGATCCAATTCGGATTTTCCAATAGTTTCACCAGTTTCATTAGTGATTTGACCACTGGGAGAAATCTTCCACTTCAAACGACCAAGAACAGCGTCCAAAGACTTTGTTTGGCTTTCAGACAAACGAGCATTCTTGTTGTCGGCTTTTTGACGCAGCGCATTCAGTCCTTCAGACAGGGTTTGCGAATAACCCATGGTCCGAGATGTAAACATGCCAATTGCTTTGCGCTGTTCAGGAGAAAGGTCTGCCTGATTCAGATTTTTCAGGTTCTGTTGCATTTCTGCATACAGATTCTTCAGTTCAGGAGCGCGAGCAGCATACTCATTGGTCGCTTCGTTGGACTTGGAAAATGCTTTGGCATTAAATCCAGAGATTTCTTTTTGCTGCTGAAATCCCAGAGCATTATCAAGCGAAGCAAGGAAGCCGCCACGATCTGCAACTTGCTGACGATCCAAAGGCTTGCCAGTTTCGGAATCAACAACAGAAATAATCTGACCAAGTTCGTTAACGGTTTTTTCTAATTGTTTGCCATTACGGTCATAGCCAACAACTGTCGTAGGAGTGCCGCCAGTAACAAAGGTTCGCCACTTGGGATTGCCCATCAACATTTCGACAAATGCCCGCATTTTCTGAGGCTTGTCGGCAATCGTTTCATAAGCCTTGGATGCGGCAATACGGCCTTCTGGAGTCTGCACTCCACCAGCCTCCATTACGGGCTTGGCAACAGATCCCATTTCCTCCACGCCTTTGCGCATGATTTCAGCAGAACGCTTAATCACAGGCTCCATGGCGGTGCCTTTGACACGGCTTGTCAAAGAGTACATGGACACAGGATCTCCGCTTGCAGCCGCATCCTCGTACATCGAATGGATGTCAATTGGCTGAACAGGAGAAATGCCAACGCCAACAGGGGCGGGAGATTCCATATTGGGGGGAGCAACAGGACCGGCCTGCATTTCTGTTTTTTCAGGTGCAATAGGTGTCATTTGTTGAATCCCCAAAAATTATCAATTTGTCCATCGCCATCAGTGTCAACGCCTTGTTGTGCAGGAGGCTGACCAACTTGAGGCAAAGTCAGGTTAGGAATTGCAAACTGATTTTTTGAAATTCCAAGGCCAGATGATTTGTTAGGAGCAACACCAACACCACCGCCCAGAGAAACGCCTTGGCCCAATCCGGGAGCAGGAACTCCAACAGGCTTTTCTTGGCCTCCATCGGCAAGCAAAATGCCAAGCCCTTTAAGCAATGGACTTTTACCGCCAGCAATAGCTTCAGTCAAAGATGGAGCGTTTTGCCAATTCATGAACTCCATGCCAAGGGGCGTATCTCTTGCCATGATTTTTCCTTACAGCTTAAAGCCCATGCTCTTGCCACTTGTAGAAGTGCCTTGAGTACCTTGGAACTGAGGCGTTGTATTTCCTTGCGGAACACCAAACACCACAGAAGCATATTTGCTGTAAATGTCTTGAGGTGTTTGAGCGTAACCAATACGAGCCGCAGCAGCTTGTTGAGCAGCGCCAAGACCGGCTTGACCAGCACCCAAAAGAGCATTTGCGGCTTGTTGACGTTGACCTTCAACAGTCCCAGACACTTGAGCCGCCACATTCCCAAGACGGGCTTGAGAGAGGCTTGCCAAGTTACGAGAAGCCAATGCTTGACGAGAAGAACCCAAGCCACCAGCGCCTCCATACAAAGCGCCTTGCTGATTCATTTGCTCCCGGATGTCTTCAGTAGCAGGCTGAAGAGCGGCATTGATCTGTTCTTGCTTGTACTCAGGGCTAAACAGCTTTTGAAGGCCGGTCAACCCACTAAGGTATGCGCCAGTACCGCCAGCCTCCTGAAGAGCGCCAGCACGTTGGCCAACATCCATGGCAGTTTGAGCCGCCTGAGTTGCCGCACCTTGACCTTGACTAAATGCTTGCTGTGCCCCGCCAATCGTTTGCTGATAAGCCGGGAATGCTGTTTCCGTCAGGAATTTAGTTTGCTGACGAAGTAACTCTTGCTGTTCGGGAGTTACTTGTACTTGAGTAGTACTTGAACCTTTACCGCCACCCATTTAGCGACCTTTGCCTTTCCCAGCGCCATAAACGGGCTGTTGAATGTTTGCATTATCCCATGGACCCACTGTATTTGAATAGCGGTTTGGCTGGCCATATTGAGGCTGACCAGATTGTCCAGAATAAGTAATTGCCCCGCCTTTGCCAACAGGACGAGAAACGCCATCAGATTGCCCTTGAGGAGGTTGGGCCTGTTGTACAACATTTTGTACAGGTCCACCTTTGCCTTGAGGCTGATTTGTTTGAGGAGCTTGAACTTGAGAAATCGGGGAGCCCATATTTACTCCGGTTGAGTCGGCCAAATCACATTAAATGGATAGCCAGATTGTTGAGTTATATCACGAAGTTGCTGCCGATATACAGCCCATTCTTCTTGCTTTGCAAGCGTCAATGGATTGTTTGGCAATTGAGTCCAGTCAGATTGCTGAAGTAATTTATTTCGAGTAATGTTAATGAAGTTTTCTTGAGCAATTTTATTTGGAACCCATTGTTTTTTAAAAAAATCAAAATCCCAAAACCCTTCTGGTTTTTTTGGTTTATTTTTTATTAATCTTTTATCTATATATTGAGTAATTCCGTCTGCAAATCCTTCAATAACAAACTCTCCTTGCAAAGATAAATCATTATCTTGACAAATTCCAGTTTTTTGTATTTCACCTGTTTCTCCATTATAAACAATAAAATTTTTCATCTTTTAATTCCCAATACTTGAATTGCAGATGTTCCACCATAAGAAGGTTGATCAGCAGAAATAGTAAAAGTATGCGACCCAGATGAAGTTGTTGTAAATACGCAACTAATTGGTATTGCTCCAAATATATCTGATCCATTAGGGTCGCCAATAGCTGTTGAAGTGGAAGTGGCAGCGGTTCCTGATCCACTTGCTCCGCTATATGTAATAGTCGCAGTTCTTGTATATATGGCTAAATACGGAGATGATATATAAATTGTGGCAGCAGTTATAAATCCAGAAACATATACATTAATATTTGCTGGTAATGTTAACGTGATATTTACAGTCAAAGACGTTGATGTTGCAGCAGAAGGAACTGTTACTGCTTGTCCTGCAATTTGAAGAGTATCAACAGCAGCATTTGCAATTGCAGCATTTGCCGCAGTAATGCTGTTTGCCGCCATATTTGCAGCAGAAATTGTTGCCGTTGCTATTTGTGATGCAGTAATTGTGTTGGCTGCAATATTTGATGCGGTAATTGTATTTGCGGCTATTTTGTCGCCAGTTATTGTGCTTCCTGCAATATTAGTGCCAGTAATCGTATTTGCAGCTACTTTGTCGCCAGTAATTGTGTTCTGAACAATCAGACTGCCAGTGATGTACGTTTGAAATAGCGCCCAACTGGTGGTGAACCGATATACAACAGCATTGTTGTAGTTGTTGTAGCTGACGGTTGCAATATCACCGGCAACAGGGTTTCGTCCAAGAAGGGCGCTTACTTCAGCATCTGTTGGAGCAGAGCTGTCATTTGCTACGCGAGTAATGACATATGTAGCCGCTCCATTGGCTCCATTGGTGCCATTGGTGCCATTTGTACCGTTTGCACCGTTTGCACCGTTATACGCAATAGCCCGAATCGGATAGGACGTATTTGTCCAATCCAAGGTTGAAGTTGTCGTTGTTGCTGACACATTCAACGGAATGGTAATGGCCCACAGATAGTTGCCAGCAACAGTATTGCTAGGAGCCGTTGTAGACCACCCAGAAGGCGCCGTATAAGCGCCAGTAGACCAAGTATAGGTTGAGGTGGTTGACGGTCTTGAGGGAGGCGTAGACGATCCGGTCCAAATGTAGATGGTCGGGAATGCCGACATGACGCCATTCGCGCCAGCAGTGCCTGGAGCGCCGTCATACACCACCGGCATATTGATTGTCTTTGTCAGTGGTGTAATCAGATTTGACCCATTGACCGTCAAAGACACAGAAACGCCAGTAGACGAGCTTGTTGGCGTCACAACAACAGAAGATGCCGTGGAGCTTGTTGGTGTGGCTCCACTGATTGTCCAACTGTATGTTGGAGATGTGACGTTTTGCAGAACGGCCGACAAAGTTGCCGAAGTTGGCGTAAAAGCGCCGCCAGAGTTCTGAACAAAAGCGGTGTAACCACTAATGTCCAAAGACGATCCTTGTTGACCAGTAGCTCCGGGATCAGCGTAAATCAGTTGCAAAGTAGCAACACCGGCCTGAGTAACAACTCCAAGGCTGTTTTTATACCGAACAGGAACCGTGATGTATGCGGGACTATTCGGCATGGCTGTAGGATTAGGCCATTGAGCATAGTCACCAGCATCCGTTGGACTGCCGATAGTAATGTTGGTGTAAGAAATATCTCCGTTGCCAGTGGTGGAGCTATTGCCAATACGCCAAGAATTGTTGACAAATCCTGCTGCTGTATCTGTTTGGGCGTCGGTAAACGGGATAACAGCGCCTTTGTCTGTCGCGTACATGACGGGAGTAATACCCGTCAAATCCGGAGCCAAAGGACTGCCAGTTCGCGGAACTTGCAAAATGGTTGGCGTGAAATACGCCACAAACGTTTCGGCAATGACTGGAATGTTTCCAGAAGTTACCACATCCAAATCAATAGATGATCCGGGATCAACAAGCCAACCAGAATCAGGAGCAGAGATGGATGCGGCAAACTGGATTTGACGGCCACCAGTGCAGATATACCAAAGTGATTTGGTTACTCCAAAACCGCCAGAAACCTTGTACCAAATGTAATCGGCAGGATTAGATGATTCAGAAGCGTCATCGCTATTGCGAATGCCATAGTATTCTCGATTTGTAGGGCTGTTTGAGAAATTAACAGAACCATCAAAACTGTCAGCATATTTGATGGCCATGTACTTGTACAAATAGCCAATTGTTTCGCCTGTTGGCCCTTTAATTTGCCCTGAATTTGGGTCAGAAGTCACTCCTGTTGAAAAATTGCTCAACAAATAGTTGACTGCTTCTGAAAGTTCAGAAACTTCCGGGCTTGAATCAAGCAAAAAAGGCATTAGAAAGCATCCTCAACAATTGTTGTTTGCCAGTTCAGTGCTGTCAAATTCCAAGCATTTGTGGCGTCATTGGATTCTACTTTTACAGCAATGGTTCTACCAGACTGTTGTTGAGTTGTAATCCAAGGAGTATTGGTGTCAATATCAGTGACACCTGTTTGGCCATATATTGGAGCTTGAGCTGTGCTGTTGGCTGCACCAACAGTGATATTGATTGATCCAGAACCAGCAATTTCAGGCAAAACCCGATGAACATACACTTTTGACGAATATGGAACTGGCCCTTTTTCAGTTTGGAGTGTCATGTTTTGACGTTCAAACAAAGCAGGAATTGCGGAGCCATTAAAAGAGTTGCCAATATTTGTTTCTACAAGCTGTTGAGATGTCCCATCTGCTCTGGCATATGTCACTACTCGGGAGGCCAGATTAAAAGCTCCAGAGACATATTTTGGGCCTTCTGTACCCATGCAAGCATTACGGATGGTTTTGGGTGCATTCCAGATTTGCAAATCGTAACGATACGATAGCATTCTGTTGCACCAGCCAGTAGATGTCAGGTCCGGGTAATAAATCTCAATTTGGTATTTTTGGGTATTGTTAACCATGAACACCCTGTCAAAGTAGGCAGGGTTCAGGTTGGAAAAGAAATAATCTTTGACTCTTTGATTGCCGATCGAATTGAAATTGGCGCCATCAAATACCCAAATATCCCGGCTATCAATCCCGTAAACATTGGCATCCGTATTTGTCCAGCAATTGTTGTTCATCAAGCCTCTGCCTTGATTCATCAGTCGAACACCAAAAATAGGTGCCGTACTGTTTTGGTAGGCAATAGGAGAAAAAACAACCGTATCCCAATGGCTACAAACATAGAAGTTTGCGCCAAGGAAAAATCCATCAATCAAAGGACCGCGAACCGGGACTTCTTGTTCGTTGGCTACGTTAGTTAGTGTAGGTTCCCATGTGTCTGGATGGCCTGTATTGGCAAAAGATTGTGACCAGCGAACCGTTGTGGGATAGTTGGTTTCAATGCCAGAAACTGTTTTTGTCAGGTTCCCGGCAATCAGAATGTTTCCAACGTTGGGGGAGCAATAGTTACGGACAAATCCAGCCGTTGTTTTGGTTACGCCAAGAGTGCTTTCGTAATTCCAAGACGCATCAGAAGTAATTGTGATTTCATTGCTTGTTGGCAAGAAATACATTGGATTATTGATGCCATCATTGATAAAAAAAACACTGCCAACCCAAGAAGTAGTAATGTTCAAGCCTTCAACATATCCTGTTAGATATACAGAAGGGTTCGCGCCAACTCCCGGTGTAATGTTTGACACCCCAGAGGAAGTAACCATGTACCAACGACCATGATCCGATGAATCACGGGTAGCAACGATATATACCCAAGTTGTTTCTGAACGGAAACCGCCTTCCATGAAAATGGCTTGATTTGGCACAGCAGACAAAACATCTTGTTCGCCAAAGATTTTTTTTATGCCACGAACATCAGCTTCGACATTCAAGCCATTGTTGTATTCCATAGGTCCAAGAGCGTTACTAGGCACATCAGGCGTAAAACTGAGGGCCGTAAAAGGAGTTCTCAGACGGGTGTAGTCGCTCATTGGCTTTCCTTTTGTTTGATTTTAAGCCCAGGGCAGAGGCGGCTGAATCACGGGAGGGTTAATCTGAGTGTCGATCTGCTGCTGCACGGAGGCTTCCGTGGCTTGCTTATCCACACCGTTGGCCCATACCCAACCCAAAACCTGCTCTTGTGTGAGTTGCGAGTAAGGCGTAAACGGACCTTCGCCAGACAGGGGAACCGAGCAGGTGGCGTACACGCTGCCAGAGAAGGTGTCTTGCACACCAGAACAAGTCCAGTGAACGTTGAACACCACATCTGTTTCATTGTCGGTCTGCGGGTAGCAGTCCATTTGGGTCACAGTCCAAGTAATTGTTGCGTTCATGGTTTTTCCTTTCAGGGGTGGGTTGCTTTGTAGGCGTCGAACTCGGCTTTGAGTTCTTGGATGGCAGCGGTCAGCGTGGCGACCAAGAAGCTGGTGTCGATGCCTTGATAGACTGGATTGCCTTCAGCATCCACAGCGTCTTTCTCGCCAGTCACGCACTGCGGCACGACTTCAGCCAACTCATGGGCAATGAAGCCTTCACCTTCAGAGCCGTCTGCTTTCCAGTTGTAGGTGCAGGGCTTCAAAGCAGCGACCTTAGCCAGCGCACCAGTCATGGGCTGGATGTTGTCTTTCAGGCGGTAGTCGGAGGAGGTGTTGTAAGTGGTGCTTGTTGTGGTAACAGAAATGTTCCCAACCTTAGTACCAGACCTATAAAAACCAACAATTTCGCCATCCGATGTAAGACGGTTTAAATCTAAAACAGAGCCGCTTGAGCGTGTGAAAGAAACCCCATCAACGGGTCTTAATGCAATGCCTTGAGTTGCAAAATCCGTTGATGTTTTCCCCACCAGTAAATTCCCGCTGGAGTCGATGCGGGCGCGTTCGGTGCTGTTCAAATAAAAATATAAGTAGTTTGATGCGCCAGTGACTTCAATGCCAAGCGAGCCTGTGGAACCCACCAGTCGGCCAGATAGTGTGTTGCCATACTTCAGATCAAGCAGGCCGCCATTTGTGCCATTGATCGTCATTGCGCCGTAGTTGCTAACACCTGTTGGGATGGTAGTCCCAAGCCCCAAATTCCCACTCGCATCCAGCGTCATCGCCTGAGTGAGCGTCAGTGCAGCACCTGCACCAGATACGTTGTTTGCGCCGTTAAACCAAGCATGACCGCCACCACTCAACTGAGTGTATGACGCAGCGTACCCGTTGCCGATATACCTAAAAACAGCGGAAGAATCTCGATACCAGTTTTGAGTAATGCCTGTTTCATTAGTTCCTGGTCTGCCATAAACAGCCGATGTTGAACTAATTTGAAATGCTCGGTAGTCGCTATACCACGCACTCGGCGTCACCCCGAGGCCGAGGTTGCCGGAGGAGTCTAGGGTGGCTTTCGTCGATCCGTTTGTACCCAGGTAAAGCGGAATTGCTCCAAGCGTGGTGAATGTCATTCCGCTGGATGCAGAGTAAATCTGACCTCGCGTTGTCCCACCATCAAGGAAGTCGATTTCACCACCGCTGGTGCCATTGATGGCAATCGTCTTGTACCCAGCGTAACTAGGGACTGAACTCGTCCCAATGCCCAGACCTGTGGAGGTTAGGCGCATTTGTTCGGAGCCACCAATCCACCAGATGTGCGGAGTGCTGGCAGCAGTGTTGTAAGTCATCTGCCCCCAGTACGAACCGCCAAAGATTTGATAGGCAGTGTTGTTCGTTCCGAGCTGAATAATGCCGTTTCCGGCATTCGACCCTTGCACCATAAAAGGCGCAGTCGTATTGTCTGAACCGACAACTTTGAAGGTAGTCCCATCAAACGTCAGCGCACTCCCCGTGGTCAGCACCTTGCTTGCGTTGAGGTAGGGGACGCCGTTGGCTGTGCCGGCGGAAAGAGTAAGTCCAGTAAAAGAAGGAGAATTGCCAGTGCCAAGACCAAGATTGGTTGCAGCAGCAGCCGCAGTTGTTGCGCCAGTGCCACCGTTCGCAACAGCAAGTGTTCCAGCAAGTGTTACAGCGCCTGTTGTGGCAGTAGAAGGTGTAAGGCCCGTAGTCCCACCACTAAAAGACAATACACCAGTATTAGCAATCGTTACAGCCGTTGAGCCGTTGTAGCTTGTGCCAGATAGACCCGTGCCAATAGTCAATGCGTTAGTCGCAGTTGCCGTGACCGTTGTGGAGCCTCCAAGGCTAACAGTACTTCCATTGATAGTAATACTGCTATTTGTAAGGCTAGCATTGCCAATGTTTGACAATGTATTGGATGCGCCACTAATTGTTTTATTTGTCAGCGTCTGAGTATCTGTGGTGCCAACAACAGCGCCAGCAGGGCCAGCAACGTTTGTCCATTTTGTGTTTGTGGAGTTGCGTTGCAGCAAGTTATATGCAGCGACTGAAGTTACATCCACATCACCTTCATATTGGCCCAAAATGCCGCCAAAAGAAGGACGAATGAACAAGGAGCCGTTGCTTGCAGATGAATAAATACAAGCACAAACTTGAATTTTGGGGTTTGGCGCAACAGGCAAAGTTGCCGTCAAACCACCGGGGACAGCGGGATCAAGATACAGAATCTGGCCAGCAGTAAATGCAGATGTATCAAGCTGACGAACAAGGCCAAAAGAAGTTACATAGCCCCAACCATTGAGCGGAATGTCTTGAGTAGCAATACCCATGACATAAGAAGCAGTTGACGCCGTAAGTCCAGTAGCAGGAGCGCCTGTCAACGCGCCAGAAGCGCCAACAGTGCCTGTGAACATGACAACCTGACCGTTAGTAATTGCGGAAGATGCTTTAATGCGGTAAAACTGCTCTTCGCCAATTTGCTGAACAGCATTGCCATTGGCCATTACCAAGCTAAGAGTCTGATTGCCGTCAGCAGTATCCCAATACAAAGCACCGGGAGTTGTAGGAATTGTTGTGGGATTTACATCAAACTGAATGTAATCAGGCGAACTGATTCCATTCGTAATCCCAGACAAACTTGTAATATCGCTATTGGCACCAGAAGCCGCAGCACCCAAAGCAGTCCGAGCGCCAGATGCAGTTGTAGAGCCAGTGCCACCATTGGAAATTCCAACAATGCCAGTAACATTATTAGAAGTGCCACTAACAGAGCCTTGAATGGTGTTATTAAAAGTCTTTGTGCCAGCAATAGTTTGATTGCTTGTCAGGTCAACATACAAACTGGAGCCAGTCAAACGAGTCCAAGTGCCAACTTGTTTGAACCAAATCGTTTCAGGAGTTGTGCCTGTCTCAATATACAGTTGGTCGGATTGGCCATCTGTTGGTTGCGGCGCACTTGAGCCAGAAAGAATTGGCAAGCCAGAAGCATAAGAAAACAACCCCGGCTCAGACCAAACCAAAGAACTGGAGTTTTTGCTGTTGACTAACGCAATAGAAACCCAAATCTTGTTTGTCGGGTTTGCAAAAGGTGTGCTAGACCAGCCGGTAGGAGGCGTACCAGAGTTGGTTGTAAAGCTCCAAGATCCACCAGTAGGAGTAGCAGGTTGCGTATCTGATTGAATGAAAATAAACCACTCAAAATACGAACCGCCAAAGTTCACATTGTTGCCATAAAGGCCAGTAGATTCAGAACCAGAAGCTGCGGCAACAACACCGGAAGAACTGCTTCCATACAAACCAACAGTTGCCATTTTTTAATCCTTTAGGTCACTTAAACGAATAACGGTACACGCGGGGTTGGAACTCACTGGTGAGGTGCTGGTCGCCACCTCTCCACTTTCCCCTGTAATTCTGATCTTCAATCAGACCGTATGAATCATCAAAACGTACTTGCCATTTTTGAGCTTCTTCTACGTTTTTGTTTTTGTCGTAATAGCACTGAAGAGTGCCATACAAATAGCCTTCAGGGAAAGAAGACAAGACAGCATTGTTTTGAACAACGGGGTTCAAATTGTCGTCTGTCGGGCTAAACAAGAACGGAAAAGTTTTTTGGTAGTAGGCCTTGATTTCGACGTTTTCACCCGGATTGGGTGTAAAAACGTAATTAGGGCCAACCTCTGAAAAAGATGCTCGAATAACCCGAGGCACACCAAACGGACGGACATACAGTTGGTCAATCATCCGACGACGAATGATTTCACGATCACCAACTCGGTCGTAAATAATCCAAGGGCCAAGACCTGTTGCGCCCGGAGCTTGATTTTGCGGAGGAGTTTCTTGGAAAAACAAAATCGGGAAAACCATGTCCGAAGGAATCGGAGCCATGCCAGCCGAATTTGTTGTCAAGATAGAAGGTGCAATCTCGTCATACGGATTTGAGCGCAATGCAGGAAGCTCAAGCGTTCGCATCTTGAGTTCGCACATTTGAATACAAGCCTGAATCTCAACAGAAGATTGAGTAGGCAGTTTCAGGATGCTAGAAGGCAATGTTGCCCCTGTCCAAACATTATCTGTGTCAGACACTGTAATGCTGTCAACATCAACAGCCAAAACAAGCGTGTAGGGGCCAGTAACACTGTTTCCAATAAAGTCTCCCACATTTACTTGTGATGTGGGATTTGCAGAAACAGTAATAATGCCAGTAACGTTGTCATACGCTGTGGCATTAATACCGATGGATGTTGGAATAGCCCCAACCCACTGTGCCACTCGGCTAACAAGAGAATTGGCAGACTGGATGAAAAGGGCCATTTTGCATCCTTATTTTGCAGGAATGATTGGATTATACGGTAGCGGAATCTTTCCGCTAGGGTGACAAACAAAATCGCTGTAATACTGATTCACGATCGCGTAAAACAGGATCTTGTCTTGTTTATCTTTCTTAATCAGTTCCCAAGGACGGTTGTTAAACCACTTTGAACTGATTTCATGAGCAAAACACTTGGGCAAGTCCATGGCATGGAATGTGCCTGCAAAGAACGGGTTATCAGTACCGTGTTCTTTGTAGAACTCACGCATTTGCTTGCATTTTTCACGCACTTGTTCTACGTTCTTTTGATCGTACTGAACATATCGAGTGCCGTCTTGTGCGCCAATCGTGTATTTCAAATTGCCGGTATCAAAAGTTTGCGACCAAGTACCGGATTTGACTTCGTTATACAGCTTATTGTTTGCCCGAAGAGCCATTTCCACACCGGCAGCGTGATTGCCTTCGGTGTAGTATTTTTCGTCAATCAGTGCTTCTTCGTTGTTTGCGTTCAGTCCCATGCATTACCTTTGCGTTTGTTTTCGGTTTCCGTAAGAATTTGAAGATTGAAGTGATTATGCAACCCACAGACGTTTTTGCCAACCAATGGAACTATGTGGTCCACATGGTATTTGACTCCGGGGTTTGCTGCTTCAAGCTCCTTTGCTTTCCGGTAAAAATCTGAGACTCGCTCTTGACCCCAAGACGTAGTTGCTTGAAGTTTTTTAGCGCGTCTAGCTGCGTCTTTTTCTATAAATACAAGTTTATTCAATTCATAGTATTTACGCCCATAAGCTCGTCTTTTTTGAAGCATCTCAGGCGTATTTAAATACTCAAGAATTTTGTTTTTATTTCTGTTGGCCCAATCTTGAGTTCTATTTTGCTGACATTCCGCACAATTTCCTGTTGCGGTCCAACGTTTTGCAATATGTCCTTGTTTGCAAAAAAGACCCGTGAAGTAGGCTTTTGACCCAGCTTCACGAGCCTCTTTCCTCGTTTTTGGCAAGTTTCCCATGCTATCTCCAAAGAAGGAATTAACCTTCTTTGGATTTTAGCACATACTGACTTAAGCGAGGTAGCGCTTAACTTGTGCGCTAGCACGGGGGGCTGTGACGGCTGCACCAGTGGGAGACACGGCAGCAAGCACAGCAACGCCAGCGGGGTTGCGAACGATCAGAGTTCCCTCGAGAATGTATTGATCCAGCGAAGCGTCAGCATTGCTGAACACTTCATTGTTCGGGCCAAGTTCACGCAGGCTACCCCACTGGATAACGTCAGGGTTCATGAACAGGCAGGAGGTGTTATCAGCACCCGTCTGGTCCATAACCCACGAATCGTCAATCTGGTAGGTGTAATTGAAGTCACCTTCGTAGGTGCTGATCGTGTCGCCCTTGTCAGCCGGATTGAAACGGTTGATAGAACGGCTTGTGGGCATCATATCGGAGATATGAGTACGCATCGAGGTCGGCACCACCATATTGGTGATCTTGGCGTTGAAACGCTGTTCAGCGGTCGTAACCAGTTGCTTATACAGGTAGGGGCTGAACTGCTGCAGGGTCACGCCAGAAGCGAACGTGAAGTAGCCCAGACCAGCGTTAGCCAGCGAACCGTTGAACGGGGTGTTGGTGTCCACAGCCGAGGTCGTGTCGTTGCTGTCGCTGGTAGCGAGGTTCAGAACGTCAGTGCCATCGGTAGCGTTGCCCGAGCGGGTGCCAGCAAAAGCGTACAGAGAGCCAAAGCGACGGCCATTGTTGGGCGTAGAACCTTGGGTAGCGGCTTGACCGGCGTACTTGATAGAAGCACCGTCAGCGCGAACCATTTGCAGTTCAACGTCAAACATGATTTCCGTCAGCTGCTTGACTTCTTGGTAAGCCTGCGGATCGCCACCAGCCTGCTCAACAGCGCGAGCGGTACCGGTAGCACCAATCACGGTCGTGAAGATCTGGGTGTAGTTGCCGAGGTTGCTACGGGTGTTGGAAGCAGCATCCGAAGCCGACACAGCAGCGCCTTCCAGCTTGGCGTTCAGGCTGGGGGTACGGAAGTAGTCGTTCGGCCAAATGTGCAAGGTCGAGTTGATCTTGCGCTTTTTGGACATAGCCATGTTAGTGATCGGGGTACGATCCTTAACGTAGTTAGACACGGTCAGGTCCATGTCCTTAACGACGATGTCGGTGGTATACGAGCCGTTGCCGTTACCAAGGTTTGCAGAGGTGATGGTTGCCATCTTAAATTCTCCAAAAGGTTACTTACGTCGGTTGCGGTTAGACGCAAGCATGGTTGCCAAAAGGTCACGTGCGGCATTCTTATCGCCAGCTTGTGCTTTCTTTTGAAGTTCTGTCGTCTTGTCCTCAGGAGTGGTCTTTGCTTTGGCGATAGTCTTGTTGGCAGCAGCCACAGAACCACCGGCATTGCGCACTTTTGGACCCTCTCGGAACTTCATCCCGTCACGGATGAGACCCAACAGGTATTCATCACTAGAGACAAGATCAAGGTTCTTGACTCCGGGGATGAATGATCCATTAGCACCTTTCCACTCACCGGCCAATTTGTCCCGAAGTTCGGTGAAATTGGCTTTGTTGGCAAGTTCTTTGTCAGCAAACGACTGTCGAGCTTGTTCCAGTTGTTGTTGGACATACTGACTGCGAATCTGATAGAACTCTTCAACTTTAGGACGATTTGATTGAATGAACTTGGACTTTTCCTGAATCAGTTCGGCATTGGTCCGCATTGCTGCTTCTGCCTCTGCTTTTTCTGCCTCAGTCGAAGCCTTGTCACGAATCTGCTGCCATTGCTGGTTGTACTGCTGGAGTGTGACCAGTTCGTCAGCCGCTTGTTGCAGTTGAGGAACAATTGTCAATTCCAAGCCGATTTGCAGGCCGTCTAGTTCAGACTTTCGTTTCGACTCATACTCTTCAAATTCAGCACGTTCGGCTTTAAGCCTGCGCGCATTCTCATCAATGTCGCTTGTTTGACCAAGGAGGGTCGCTGCCTTCTTAGCCGAAATCTCAATAAAGCCGCCTTCTGCGTTTTTATTGGGAATCCGAATCTTCAGGTCAGGATTTTGATCTGCAAACTCAAAGAAATTGACAGGTTCACTTGCGCCTTCTTCGGCGGGTTCCTCTGCATTTTCCGAGCCCTCAGATTCCTGAGTCTCACTTGCAACATTTTCAGGTTCAGCTTCCTCTTCGGGAGCCGCCTCCGGGGATTCAGCTTTCGCCTCTTCTTGTCCGGCTGGTGGCGGGGTACTTCCATCAGGCTGAGGATTGTTACGCCGGTTGGCGGCAATCATTGCAGCGATGGCAGCCTCGGGACTACCAGTTTGCTCGTTGACGGTCGAATTTTCGATAACGTCTGACATAGTTTACCTCACATTAAGAGTTTTGATCAAGATTTACTCTTTTAGCCAGGTATTCTTGCTTCTCAATGAAGTCAATGAAATCCCTTGCTCCAGCAACATAATATGCGTTGCTTAGTCTATCTGCGTCATCCCTTGCATCCTCCAAACGCTCAAGCATTTGAAATCTGTAAAGGTTGAACAACAATGCAAAATCCTCATTTTTGAGGAGTCGGGAAGCACTTTCCCCGTTTTCAATTACTAGAGTTTTGCGGACAACATTGGCCTCCTTATGTGTGTCAATTACTCGGGTGCGCTTATTAAAGTAAGCGCGGATATTAGATACCATGCTTTTCATTACAAATCCTTAATCAATTTCAACTGCTGACAGTTTACCCCTCTTTGCAGCCAAAGCCTCAAACATATTGTCTGTGTCAATATCTTCGGCTTTCTTCATATTCAAGGCAGAAACAGTCTGAGACTCTTGAGTTTTTGCCTTGTTAAGTTCCACCTTGGACATAACTTCTTGCTGCTCAGGGGCCGGACCTTGTTGAGCTTTGGCTTGCATCAGCTTGGCCGCTTCTTCAATTGTCGGCAAGTAAGCATCAACATCCTTGACGCCAAGCACTCGCAAAGTGTCTTCGTAGGGACGACGGACCTTGGCAAACAATTCAGGAACAGACGGGTCAACTTGCATCATGGCTTGAGCAAACTGAGTCTGCGCAGCCGTGATAAGTTGTTGTCGCGTAAGGCGATTTTCCTCAGACAGGAAACCAAGAGCCAAATCAACATTGATCATTTTGCGATCAATGAACTCATAGTTTTCCATGGATTTGGCGTCCAAGAATGGTATGCCCTGACCACAAACAGAAGCCAATTGCTGAATATTGAAATCATCTGCATATTGGATAAGCGTTTTCCAAGTCAGATAAATAACGTCTTTCAGACCAATTGCGCAGTTTTTGACCATTTCATCCTGAATCAGCTGATTCGGACCCATAGCAAGTTGCAGTTTAAAGCCGCTGTTGCCGTCCTTCATCACTTCAGGATTCAAAACATCCGTCGGACTGGTCATGCCGATAACGGCCATTTTGTCCGATTCAAAACGCTGCATGGACGACTGGACATAGGCCAAATTGCCTTGCAACGGGGCAAATTCATAGACGTGCTTGGTGGGATCAAACTTGCGGTCCAGCACAAACATTGCAGACACGCCGCGCTGAATTTCTTCGGCATCCATGAACTCAGGATTGACGCCAATCCGAGGAGTCGAAGCCTGCATGGCAAAAGCCATCTCAGCACGACTAATGGCTGTGCCGTATTCCTGCATTGGCACAAGGCGCTCTGCCAAGCTGTACCCAAAGAAGTTGCCAACAATAGGCTTCGGACACATATTGGCCAGAGGAATGAAATCCACTTCTTTGACATACAGAACGTAAGAGCCGGAGAAGCAGCACTCCACAATCTCTTCTTCGCCGTCCCCGTCAACGTCTTTGCGAATCCATGCCGTGGTCAACATAATGACTCGGCTGTACTTGTCAGCACCAGCGGAAGCAATTACGCCTTGGCCGGGAACAGGTGTGGAATCACGAGCATGAAGAGCAAGATCGTTTTCCAGTGCGCCTGCTTGATATGCGCCAGCAGGGCCATAAGCGGCATGTTCTGCCAGCTTTTCAATGTCAACATAGGGATATTGTGCTTTGCATTCATGGATCGTCATTGGGTCATAAAACCCAACAAAGTCTTGATCCTGAATACTTGAGATGGTCGGGTTGCAAACAAAATAATGCTGTGCAACGTGTTTGACGCGAACGGTCGTGCTGTAACCAGTCAGTTTGTATTGAGCGCGATAGATATTGTTGGCGTTGACAGCTTGTGACGGATCTTCGACACCCTCTGCCATATCTTGCATGACGCCTTCAAGGTCAACGTCAATCCTTCGCATGTTTTGACGTTTGGGCACCAAGCCTTTTTCTGCGGCCAATGTCTCAAACACTCGCAACTGGTCTTTTGTACCCTCAACTTCTTTGTATTGCACAATAGGTTCACGCACAGGCGAAACCATGACAATACCGTTCTTGTGAAGCAATGCGTCTTGTGCCCAGTCACGAATGATTTGATAAGAATCATTCTTGCTGTTGAGCATGTATTTGACCATTTCAGTAGACTGACGAGCTTGCGCACTGTCGGCCTCACTGAAACGCTCAAATTCAAACTCAACTTTGCCATTAGGCATCAAGCATTTGGTGATAATTGCTGTCGCATAATCGACGCCCGGAGACACAACAGGATGGATGTAATCAATACCTCGAATTGGCTCTGTCGAGTTACTGACAGCAATGTTGAGGTAGTGATAATCTGATAGCCGATTAAATGTGTTTTTAGCCTGGGTTAGCCGAAGATAGTCAACCATCTTCAGGTAAACCTCATGCGCCACTTGGAACACAACGCCTTTATTGTTGGCAGGAGCCTCCAAGTGCTCGATAATCAGATTTTGTTTGTCCAGCATAGAGGTTCCTTAAATTCGCTGTTGCTTTCCTTCGATTGGCTGAATGCGCCTGTACTCGAAAGATTTGGCTCTGCTTACGGTTGTTTCTCCGTGGCCTTGGATCAGCGCCAAAATGCCAATACGCGCAGAGTCAATGTGATCGTCAGGATCAGTAAATCGTCCAGCATCGTCAATAGCATAATTTCTGGCCTCGTCCAAGAATTTATAACAGGTCTCGTTAATCATTAACGTTCCCCGTTCCATTCCTAGCCGCATTATATTGATTCCATATGACTTATGGTTTGTTACTTTACCTTGGTCATTTACTGGGTTCAATATTGCGCCCGGAATTACATTCAGGCCGTAATTGTCCTCAAATGTCTCTCTGACGGACTGTTCTGTCAGTGTATAGCGCCCCGGTTGACTTCCGTCATGTGGCAAGGCAATAGGAACCCCTCTGGATTCACTGTCCATAAGATAGTGAACATATTCGTCCGGAGTCTCGCCCTTGTCAACAGTTATTTGCCTGTGCAAATAAATAACTTCCGTTTCAGGATTCCTGAAAAAGAAACTAATGACAGTTGGGTCATTTTTAATGCCCAAGTCAAATGAAATCAAACGCTCCAGCTTCGGATTTTTGGACAACTCAAGGTCTTCAGCCTTGTAAGTCGGCCACTGAAGCAACGGGAATACAACGCCCTTGCCGACCAGCGGAATACCTTTCATGCGGCATTCGCGCTCCCAAGGCATAAAGTCTCGGGACAGCTGATCGCGTTCTTCTTGGCTGAAAAATGGTTCATCCCACTCATTGACAAACGGAATATCATCCCAAGTCACTCGGACATGGGTGTATCCATCAATTTTGTCCCAGAACTTGCGAACAAGTCCGGACATACCCTTGAGTGGAGTGAAAGAACACAGTACCTGCCCGTTGCGTTGGGCAGTACGGACAACAAGTTCTGAGAATGTTTCGTCTGGAGGTTGTTCGTCCAAGACCACAAGGTCAAGTTCAAAACCTTGCAAATGACGCACTTGCTGAGTGTAGTTGGAGAAATACAGCTTGGATTTGCCACCAGAAGAATGCCAAACTTCCACCGCCAAGACGTTTGCTCCGTCTGTGCGAATGGATTTATCATCAATCGCTTCTCTTGGGATTGCGCCAGTTCCCAACTTGTAGGACTGTTTAATGTCATCGCAACCCAACAGCTTGCTTTGCAATGTCTTGGCGACCTGCTCCCAAGATTCACCAGAACACATGGCGACAATAGGCTTATCCCAAACCTTGCCTTTCCACCATTTTGGATAGCGGCCAGTCAAATGAAACGCCGCCTCGTATGTGGAAGCAATGGTTTTACCGGCTCGGTTAGCCGCAATCATTCCACGGCGGGAATAATCTTTGCCAGTCTCAAAGAACTGCTTTTGATACGGAAATGGCCTAAACCATTTCATCGTATTGAACTGCATATCTTTGGCGACAGAATCCCGAGCTTTCTTCATTTTCAGAAGTTGCTCAGGAGTCATTTGCTTGACAGCAGCTTTGCCGCCAGCCATCTTCAAAACGTGCTTTAACGCCCGCTCTTTGTAGATTGGCTGTATGTAGTCGCTAGCTTCACTCTTCGCCATATTTATCGCGCATGGCTAACAAAATCTCTGCCGCCGAAGAAAGGTAATGCACCTCTTCCGGCGATAGAGTCTTATTGCCTTGGAGGTCTTTTTGCAACCACTCCAAGGCTTTCCTTGCACAAGTCTCGGCTTGATCAGGAAGTTTCCGACGGAAAATGCTTGTCGGATCTTCCATTTATGCCCACGGATCAGCGATGTTCTTTTGGGAGATGCTGACTTGCTCTCGGTCAATCAGCGTCCAAATGCCAGCACCCTTCTCGCCAATGCAGTAAGTATGCAAACCGCGACCCTTCTCAGTAAAGGTGCCATCAGCACGACGCATCAGTCGCTCACCAGTACGGGGGTCCATCCAAGTGTACTTTTCAGGAACCGTCTGACCGTACTTGTTGATTCGGCTGCCAACAGCAACCTTTTCCAGAGGTCCAACAATTTCATAAGTGATGACGCCATTGTCATACTTGCGGAAATTGATATGAACCTTGCGGTCAGATTGCGGGTCATGTGGGTGAGGCATGTTCGTTGCGCCAAAGAAATGAACCCGACTGTCAATCTCAGGCAGGTCTTTCTCACGCTCAGGAGCCGCAGGCATCGGGTCTTCAGGGACCAAATCCTTCTTGTCAACGTAGGGATTCTCATCCGATACGTATTCTTGCGGCACATTCTTGCCCTCCAAAGCCCGCTTGGCAACCATGTACTGGTCATCCTTGGGCTTGCCAATCAGATCCAGCGCAATGCCCACTTTATCGTAGACAAATTGCGCCAAGTCTTTGGCGTTGGGCAAGTCAAGCTTCAGTGCTTCAATATCATACGTTGCCATTTTTTATTCCTTCCAAGTAATTGCTTTAACAGCCCACATTTGTGCAGTCTGCGCTTCAGTGATGGCGATACTAGCCATGCGAGCCACCTCGGGGTTACTGGTGTCATTTCGCAAATCATTCATGCGATCAATCACAGCAGCAAACTCAGACTTGCATTGATGAACTGCATCATCATTGCTTGGGTTAAAGGTCAGGCCAACCGCCTTTTGACCAAATGACAAATCATGCTTTTCCATGCTTTACCTTTCAAACTTTGGACGGAACACTCGGCTTTTGGAAGGAGCCACCCTTAACATTGTTGGTGTGCTGATCAGACAGCGTACGCACCTTGTAGACGTTAGCCACAGCGCCAGCAACAGCAGCGCGACGCTTGTTTTCGCCTTCAAAGCCAGCCAGTTTGTCGTTAATACCTTTGGTCAGGCCTTTGGACATCTGTTTGCCACCAGAAATAACTTTGCCGTAGGACATGATTTACCCCAGATAGTTTTTGGTGGATTTGCCCATGTAAGCGTCGTTACGAGGGGTCTTGTCATAGCACTCAGGTTTGCTCACCGAAACCTTTTGACCACGGCCAGAAGTAACATCTTTGCCAGTGGAGGGAGCAGATTGACGGCCAGCAGCGTAAACAGTGCTACCAGCAGAACGGGTAACAGCAGTAACACCACCGCTGTGTTCAGCAGGATGCTTGGATTTGTTGCCATGACGGTTAGGAGCCTGCGCCATCAGCGTAGGAGCTTTGTTGCCAGAGGTATAGCTCATTTTTTACCTTTCGGAGAGCGTTTGGATTCAGCGTCACGCTTGACTTGGTAGGCAATCGCAACCGCCTGACGTTGAGGCTTGCCAGCCTTCATTTCAGCCTTGACATTTTGTGAAAAGGCTTTTTCAGACTTGCTGTGCTTCAGGGGCATATATTACTCCTTTTTCTAAACCTTGCGAATAGATTCAAGAAAGTCGTCAAGAGCATCATCTGCCCCCAATTCCTCATCCTTTTGAATATTCTGCACATGTTCGATACTGATAATCGGCGCACGGCTAGATTCAAAAGTAGCCAGCTTTTCAGCAATCTTGGCCTTGTCTTTGAGGTCTATTTCATCAGATTGCATGGCGTCAATCAAGACTTCCATAGCGGTCTTCAAGGGCTGCAAACCTTTGTCAACCCGTTCCTGATTGAGTTTATTGAACAGGGAACCATATTCAGTTACCCGATTAACAATTGATTTAGGCCGACCAGCAGGGTGAGGAGATTTGCCTGTTTTGGGCTCTTTTTCACCAGTCGCTATTTTCATGGCTTTTTTCTGAGCGTAATACGCTCTGGCCTGAGCTTTTGTTTTTTCAGAAGATACTTCACTGCCCTCAGGCCGAATAGGGCCAAACAAAATATCATCCTCTTTCATTTAGCAACTCCATAGCTTTTTCAGTCCGAATCCAAGCGTAACTGCCATTAACAGTAAATCCACGTTTTTGGTGAATACGCATAAATCCATCATGCTCTGCCCGAATACTGGTTGAGCAAATAACCGGAATACCCCAACTATGCGCCCAAAGAATATGTTGGTCAATCATCTCATTAATCAACCTGACACGGGTTTTTGCAGGCAAGGACAAATCAACATGGTGAAACTTGGCATTACTGATCTCCTCATTTGAGTAAGTAGCATAACCACCCCTGTCAAACCAGCAGTAACCCAACAAGGTATCTTCTACGATACTAGCGCCAATCATCGTCCTGATTTCACGCTCACCACGGCAAACAGCCAAGAACTCCCGACCCTTGTTAAACAACTGCTCCGTAGCCGCCATCGTCACCCGATGACGGAATACATTCCTGTCCCGAGTCAATATGCCGTCAGCCTCTTGACCAAATACAGAATCAGCCAGTTCAACAATGTCGTCAACATCGTGCAAAGGATGCGCCAGTGACCATTCGTGATTCATGCCATGCCTTTCAATAATCTGGTGCCCTTGGGGACGAATCGAACGCCCGACCTACTGAGTACAAAACAGTTGCTCTGCCAACTGAGCTACAAGGGCTTGGCTCCCTAAGGTGGGCTCGAACCACCGACCAACAGATTAACAGTCTGCTGCTCTACCAACTGAGCTATCAGGGAATGCGCCGGATTGTACTCAGGGAAAAGTTTTTGGCAAAAAATTTTTATACAGGAACAACCTTGTTAAAAGTTATCCACAGGCAATAGTCAAAAATTGCTATATAACCCCGTGTTTTTGCACACCTTGACCAGCAAGTTCTTTATAAATCAACAACTTACGCGAGTGCTTAAAAAATAGGCAGTGAACTTTTTGAAAAAAAAGTGGGTTTACCTGACTGGGCCCCCTTATTTCCCCTCTATTCCAGTCCTACCCCCTCCTCCTATTTGCCCCGATTAAGGTGGGGGGGGATGCTTTGGAATCCATGGTGTGGATGATGGATTCTCCCTCTATAGGTGCCCGATCACTTATGAGGATTGTTGTTCCAGCGAATTTCTTCCAGCACGGCTCCGGAGATGGATAGCTGGCTCTTCTCTTCTATGTACTCTCCTTGTAGTTCAAGGGTTGTAGCTTGTTTTGGGTTTCTTTTCTTTTTCTTTTCGTACTCTTGTCTGAGCGACTTTTCTTGCCCTATTCCATGCCATAACTTATCCCCAAGTTATACAGAGTCAGATAGTTAACTTGAAACACTTTATTCAAGTGTAATTAGTAGGTTCTAAGGGTTTTTTCTGGTGAACTTTACTTGGCATCCAGTACTCATACAGTATTGACTTGATGCACAATGGCTTTGCCTTCGGGCACCGGCAAACAGCAAAACAAAGGAATGAAACATGAACAGCATTGCAAACATCATCAGCATGGATGCCGCTAAGGCAATGGGGAAACGTCACGCCGACATCGCACTAGATCAAAAAGATGAATTTGGATCTGTGCAAACAACCATTCAGGCTTACCGCGAAAACCTTCAAGACACCCTAGATGAGATGCGTCTTTCATCTTGGGCTGAAGTGGCGCTTGACGCATACGACCGCCACATCATCAATTCCACCAAATAAAGAGCAATACACGCACCAACTAACCAAAGAGGCCACTATGCAAAGCAACCCAATTAACGTTCAATTCGAAGCAAAGATCAGGGATGAATGGGTCACTGTTGACGGATTAGCCTGGACGGACGAGTCTGGCGTATATCAGACTGCTATCAAGGCTGTCTGGCTGGATGTCGTCAACGTAACGGGCCTTTTGACCGACTATGACATCGCCGAGTTGGATTCGATGATCCCCGATGCCCTTATCTCTCAGGAATAACGCCATGACACAAGACACTATCGAAAACATTAAAGACTTCGCGCTGGCTCTGGCTATTTCTGGCGCTTTGCTGGTATGCGCTCTGGCCTATTTTGATGTTCTTGTTAAATAACCAGTTTAAATGCCTGCCAGTCGGGCATTTAGGCGGGCAATTTGCCCTATTTTGTGCAATTAATGGAGTTAAAAATGGCACCGAAAATCAGCATTACATCAAAGCTCGACGGCATCCGATCGTGGTCACTGCAGGCCATTGAAACATGCCCCGGATCAATTGAAAGCCCCGGTGTATTAGTTGACGCATGCAAAGGATGTTACGCTACAACGGGCAACTATAACTATCCGAACGTTAAAGCCCCGAGAGCGCATAACAAGACGGACTGGCAACGTCTCGAATGGGTCGATGATATGGTTGCCGAACTGGATAGCGATCGCTATTTCCGTTGGTTTGACTCTGGCGACATTTATACAGTCGCATTAGCCGAAAAAATCCTTGAAGTAATGCAGCGCACCCCATGGTGTAAGCATTGGTTGCCGACTAGGATGCATAAATTCCCCAAATTTCGGGATGTTTTGCAGCGCATGCAAGCGCTTGAGAATGTAATGGTTCGTTTTTCATCCGATAGCGTTGTAGGGGAGTACATTCCCGGACTGCACGGGTCAGTGATCGGGCCCGATGCAGCTAGTTGGCAAGCCGTTGACGGCGCATCCCTTTGCAGAGCTTATGAGAACGATGGCAAATGCTCAGGATGTCGCGCATGCTGGAATAAATCTATTTCCTTGATCGGATATCCGGCCCATGGTCAAAAAATGGCAAAAGTTATCATGCTGAAAAAAGTATAAACATGAAAAAGCTTCAAGCCCTTATCGCTCGCGCTCGCCTTATTTTGATCGCTGAGGAGATAAGGCAAAGCCTGAAAAAGTGAACTAACCCAGCCCTGTGCTGGGTTTTTTCTTTTCTTTGCCGGCCCATGCTGGCAGGGATTGATTCGGCCCTGCTGGCTTGAAGCCTGCAGGGATTGAAGCGCCATTGTCCCCATGGGCAAGGCCTGGCTGTTTTCGATTGTCCACCGCGGGCAACGGGGCTTTTTACCCGTTTTGGGGCCGACTGGATTTAAGGCGCTTTCCCTTGCCGGACTGGTGCAGGTATTGCCGATTGGAAATGTCGCGTTGTATCGCGTTCTGACGCGTTTTGGCCCTATTGCTGCAGCGGCTCTGCGGTAGCCTGAGCGCTTTTACGGGTAGGGGTTTACCACTATGGGAACCGGGCAATTCCCCTACTTCCGACTGGGTCTTTGGGTCTTATTGACTGTTTTTCCATGGAAAGACACCCCCCCCATCAAAAATTTAGCCCCCTTGTTTTTTGACCTTAGTAGGTCATTTTTTGCTTTGGGGCTCCAAAAAAAAGACCCCTTGTTCCCAAGAGGTCAAATCCCATGAGGAGGAGACAACTGTTAAGCCAAGAATTTGAGCTTATACGCAGTGGTATTGATCAAATCGGCTATTTCATCTACCAGATTCTGTATTTCACTGTCATTTGGCAGGGCTTTTCTGTTTTCTTTGACGTATTGCTTGAGGTCTTCAAGCTCTTGCAAGGGTGTGTCAGCAGGAGCGTAGTAGTCCTGAGGAAACTCAACCAATTCGCCTGTCAAACCTTGAATGGCCTCTACAAGACCGTCAACCAAGCCGGGAAGCTCTTCATAAAACGATCCCAATGCCATGTGTTGGGCATAGGATTTTGTTTTGAAATGCAGAATATGGGCATTTGTTGCCGCATGAAGAAGGGTCAGCAGAAATTCACCCATAACTTACTCCAAGATGGTCTAGCACCCGTTTGGCTGCTTCTATTTTCCATGGTCGCATTGTAGGGCTTTGGGCTATTTTGATCCACTCTTGAATCTGGCGGGTATATGCGTGCTGAAAAGCCTCTTGGCGCTCTTCATAGTCCATATTTCCCTGATCCAACATGGAATGGCACCAATAACAACCCCAGACAGTACGAGAATCCTCGGCTTTGAGTGCCATAGCTTTACCTGATTGGAGGCTGTTGTCGTGGCAAGCAACAGTAGTTGATCCCTCATCGCACAAGCAGCGTTTGCTGATCTGCAATAGGCATTCTTGGCCTTCAGCCAGCCTCAAAATGTCTTTGTCTCTATACATTTTTGCCATTCAGGCTGATTGGGATGTAAATGCAACTGGCATCTTTGCTATTGATGCTGTGTTGTGTGGCCGTTCTTGGGCCAAATACCTGCTCTGGATGCTCAGACCACCGTTTGCAGTTTTTGCAATAGTGATCTGGCTCCAAAGGCTTGCATCTGACGTAATCAAACGGCAGTGTTCGCATATTCCAGCTCTAGCAGCAATTCAAGGTAATGGATGGCTTTTTCAATGTCAGCACGGCCATTCTTGTCTTTGTGGCGGGTAACGTACTTGATTACGTTGCCTTCACAGAACCCCAAATTGTTGGCATGGATGTAGACAATGGGCTGGATGCCTTTGTCTTTGTAGTGGTTGCCAGAGACTTGTTTGTCAAAGGCTGAAACATGAACTTCGTGATAAGCAGGCTCAAAAAATGGCCTATCTAAACTCGATAAACAAGTTTTGCAATGAAAACTACTTTCGCTTTGCCATGTATGTTTGCAGTTTTTGCAATCCCTAAGCATTGTTATTCCTTTACAAACACACCAGAAGGCAGCAATGTGCCTTTGCGATGCTTGATCTGGTCATATGCCAGTTCTAGGCAGTCCACCAGATTAAAGTCTTGTAAAGCGCAATAGTTAATGAGGCAGACAATAACGTCACCAACAGCGTCCATCGCATCTTCTCGATTGCCCTTTGTCGTCGCATCGGCCAATTCACCCATCTCTGAAACCGCTTTGAGAAGCTGTGCTTGAGGGGTCGAGTTCGGAATAATCCGTCGCGCTTCGGCCCAACGGACCACATCGGATTCAAGTGCTGCATACGTTGCCATTATTCGGTCTCTCCCGGCTTCATTTCTTCTTTGGCAACGGCTTGTTGAGCGGCCAGTTGCGGTTGTGCTTGCTGTTGCAGTTCGGCAATCAGGGCAGAACTCATGTGGTAAGGCATTTGAGCCAGAGCTTGGATAACAAGATTGGCTTGTTCAAGGGTCAGATTGAATTGCATGATTACTCCAAAATAAGTTTGATTTGATCGCTTGACAGACATTCGCCTGTCTTCGGGTGGTACAGAGTGCCAGTTACGACATCTGCATAGAATTTTCCTTTGTTTTCATACATATTGAAAACAGGATCGTATTCATCTACATCAACCAACTGAAATTTACGTTTTTTTTCGTAATCAGCCGTTTTGATTTTCAATGAAATGGTGTTTTGCTTGAGTTTTTCAAACCCTCGGCTTAAACACGCTGCTTCGCCTTTAATGATTACAAAAGGAGAATGCGTCATGGGTTCCCCGGCGTAATGACTCCGTACTCACCACGTTGCCACAACATTCGCATACGCTTTTGAGCGCCAGCATCCATAAGCTCACTCATCGAGTAAATGCTTGAGTTTTTATTTGGATAGCCCGGAGCTACAAACACATTTTTGTTACGGAAATGAGGCACATATGTAATACCGCGAAGGTAATACGTTGCGTACTCTGTCATTTCTGCCAATTCTTTTTTCATTGCTTTGCTTTCATTAGGTGGGCCTACTCGCTGCGTCTGTGCCGTGGGTGATTCCCTGTGATCCGACCGTACTTCTTCCGTACCTAGTCACACCGCCCGGAAATTGGGCGCACAGCATCCGCTTTCGGCCCAATTCATTTACCAGGGCACGTCATCCCCGAAGTCTTCAACTTTGGCTTTGGTGGTAGGTTTGCTGATCTGACGGGTTTGTTCTTGTTTGGCACGGATGGAAAAGCTCATGTAGGGCTTGCCTGCTTTGCTGGTTTTTTTCCAGATAGACAGCCAGTAATCTTTTCCTTCAACGTTCAGGGAACCACTCCAATCAGGATGTTTTTCCTCTGTTTTCTTTTCGTTGACCATGGCCATGCCACGATTCGTATTGTTAAACTCTTGGCTCATTGCGCTTCCTTTGCTTTCGTAATTGCTGTGCGGACTTTGGAGTCCAATTTACCCCAGAGCCATGTTTTTTGATCGGCTTCTAGGTTTTCGCTTTCAAGGGCGAAACGGGCTTCTTTCGGGCGTTCTTGCTTGACCAAAGCGGTCACTTTTTCTGCAAGCTCCTCAAGATATTCTTTGATTTCGTTTGGCAAATCATCACCAATACCACCACGGGGTGTAACAACAGCACCGTCACCTTTGCGACCAGTAGTTGCGTCCAGTGCATCGTGTTCAACGATTTCAAGGGCTGCAACCCACAAATAGCGTCGCAAGTATGTTTGTACTGCCCCAAGGTTTTGAACCTCATGGCAGCCCTTTAAAGCAGCCGTAGACATAGGACTGGTGATGACAATACGTTGCTCTGGGAACTCAGTGTCAACAATTTGCATTGTGGCTTCTGTCAGGCCAAAACTGATTACAGATGCAAGATTGTGCTTTTTGAAGATTTCCAAGGCAGGGATGATGAAATCGCCAAGCTCAAAGTACTGATAGCCAGCAAACTTGTTTTGGCCAGTCTTTTTCAGCTTTGCACGGTGGAATTCTTCCCGCGCAGCATTCAGTTTTTCATAGACATTCATTTTTTTGCTCCATGTGCGATTTCCCATTCTTGATGGGCAATCTCCATTTGTTCTTCAATAGGGAAGTCGCTAAATGGCATAAAGTGAACTTCATGGCAGCAAGAACGCTTGCCACCGCGAGGCGTCATGCAATACGGGCAGTATTCAACATTGGCTTCTTCATCAAGGTATTGTTCGACCCAAGATTTCACGATGTATTCCTCTTGCAATTGGACGGTTTGATAAAACTGTTCTTGGCTCATGTTGCCTCCGCTTTGGCGATGGCTGAATTGATGCGGTCAACAATGCCTAGCGGGACATCATATTCTGACCAGTAGGAAGCGGATTCTTGGAATTCTTTCAGAACAGCCAGCAGTTCAGCATTAAGCGCGTGAAGGCGGCGCAGTTCGGCGGCGCATTCCGATGGTGTGGAGTTCCAGCCATATCCCGGTCGGTCCAGAATTTCAGCCAGCCGCAGTGCTTCGGGTTTTGTGTTCATTTCTTGGCCTCAGACGGAGCAATCCAGCCAAATTTACGCCATGTGTCTTGCACATTGGTGGCCGGTGGAGGAGTCCAAGGCTTACCTTGAAGAAGGGATTGTGTCGGCTGTGTACGCCGGGGAGCATTGAGTTGCATTGCATTCTCCATAAGATCACTGCGTTGTTGCAGTTCAGGTAATGTACACCAGTTTTTCTGTTTTTTTCTTAGGACAAACCCTAAGTGACCAACACAAAAAACCGTGCTAGTCTTACGCCATGAATGAACTCACACGCCTTGAATACACTACAGCCTCACTGATCTTGGCTCAAGTCATTGACATCATGGAACAACACCATGAGCCTCAAGATGTTGAAGCTGCGATCCAAGCTGTTTTTGTCCGAGCTTTGGAGTTGACAGCCCAAAGACCCATCAAACCCATAGAGGAACTTTTCATATGATTAGAAATATGTTTAACCTACTGTTTCACTCAGGTATTCCATACGATGCCGAGAAAAACGAGTTTAAGGTAAGACCTGAAGATTTCGCTAGGATTGATTTCCAGCGCGATCTGATGGAACAAGAAGAACGCTGGATATCTAGTAGCAGAACAAAAAATGAATGGTATGACAATGACTAATACAGGCGGGCCAGCGTTTCCCGTTCAAAGCATTTATGTTGAAGATGAAGCAACCAATTCGCGAGGAATGACCCTGCGCGACTACTTTGCGGCCAAGGCGCTACCCACAGTGATCGCTGACTGGCTGCAAACCGGCGACATATTTCCAGACCCGGAAATTGCGGAGGTCATTGCCCGCGACTGCTACATCGTGGCCGACGCCATGCTGAAAGCACGAAATGACCGACAAGCAAATTCTTGAAATTTTCCGCAAGTGCTTTCCAAAAGGCTTGCCGATCAAGGATGAAGATGTGATCTACTTTGCTCTGGCTTTGCTGGACAAGAAATGATATAGTTTTGCGGACCCCGGATATAGAGGGAGTAGCTACCCTCCGAAGACGTGACCCCAGTCATTCCGGCAAGTCCTTTCATGGGGTAGATCGCGGGTAAAAATTCATGATTCATTGTTTTGATGTTGACAATGCCGTCAGGTACGGTCTTGACGAAGCCATTTTCATTGAGAATGTCCGGCTTTGGCTGAACAGCAATCAAGCTGCCAAACGCAATTTTCACAATGGCAAGTATTGGACATATAACACAGCAGAAGCCTACGCTGTATTGTTTCCATATTGGAATGCCATGAAAGTTCATCGGATCACCAAGAGTCTTGAAGACCAAGGTGTACTGGAAATTGGGCATTTCAATAGCAATTCTTACAACCGTACTAAGTGGTACACATTTACAGACCATTTTGCAAATTTGCAAATTCATGATTGCAAAAATGCAAAATCATCTAATACATATATAAAACCAGATACTGTTGTTCAAGAGGATTCTTCTTTGTTTGACAGTTTCTGGAAGGCTTACCCAAGGAAGATCAACAAAGGATTTGCCAAGAAGGTATTTGCCAAGATGAAGGTTACTGAAGACCTATTGGCAAAGATGATTCAAGCCATTGAAGTGCAAAAACGATCCGTCTGGAAAGACAAAGATCCTCAGTACATCCCTCATCCGTCAACTTGGCTTAACGGTGAACGTTGGGAAGATGAAGTTCAAACCACTACGGACAGCAAGAGTGCTTACGGCTCTCTTCTGAATGGCATATGAGAGGCCATGACCACATCATTGCAGCCAGGATGCGGGGCATCAAACCTGCTGTTATCAACATCATTGATTACCCATGCACATTGGAACTTGAACCGACAGAGGTTGTTGTCTATGGCGACAAGCTACCGGAGATTGACTTGCGCTTTGTTGCTGACTGCTTGGTGACCATCTCATCAACAGATCAGAAGCGACTTGATTACCTTGTTGGCCAGTGCCGTAAGTTTCAAGCAAGAAAAGTGGCATACGATCTGCACCGCAAATACTACGAGTGAGACATGGAATTTATCCCAGACACCATTGATTTCAGCCTGTACCTGAAAGAAACCGATGCCCAGACCAAGGTCAAGCAGGCATCTGATTACATCTTTTTCCTGAAAGAACGTCTGCGTCAGCGGGAAAAAGAGCCGGTCAACTACCTGCCATGGCCTAAAACCCAAGACAACTTTGCCTTCCGCAAGGGCGAAGTGACTCTTTGGTCTGGTCAGAACGGTCATGGCAAATCCCTGATGACCGGAGAAATTGCTTTATCCCTGATCGGCCAAGGTGAAAAGGTCTGCGTGGCATCTTTTGAGATGAAGCCAGAAACGACCCTACACCGCATGGCAAGGCAGTGGATGGGCCTGAACCCTCATCTTCCAGAATATCAGCAGGAAGAGGGCATTAAAGCCCTTGAAGACCTATACGACCAGTTCGATGACTGGACTAAAGACAGAATGTGGATGTACGACCAACGAGGTACGGCAAAACCAGAGGATGTCATTGGTATGTGCAGGTACTGCGCAAAAGAGTTAGGAATCGCTCACATTTTTGTGGATAACTTGGCAAAGTGCGTCAAGGGTGAGGATGACTACAACGGTCAAAAAATGTTTGTTGACGAGTTGACTTCGGTTGCTCGGGATTATGCAATCCACATCCATTTGGTTCACCACCTAAAGAAGCCTGCCAACGAAAACGCTATCCCTGACAAGCATGACAACAAGGGTTCAGGCAGTATTACCGACCAAGTTGACAACGTGATGTTGGTTTGGCGAAACAAGGTCAAGGAAGACGACCTTAAGGAAAACGGGCCTTACGCATCCAAGAAAGACGATCCAGACCACTACTTGCTGTGCAGAAAGCAACGGAACTACGACGGATCAGGTGAGGGTGAACCAACAATCAAGCTTTGGTTTCATCGAGATGCCCAACAATATCTTGAAAGGGCAGGGCAAACCCCTATGGCGTTTTATAAGTGGCCGCATGTAGCATCGTAATGCAAGGAGAAATGAAATGAATGACCGCGAACTGTTGGAACTGGCTGCAAAAGCCGCTAAGTATTGGATCGTTGGACCGGCAGAGAAATACGTCGCGCAACTTGGTCACTACGAAGGTGGTTTTATTATTCGCAACGATCGTGGCGGAGATTCCTGCTGGAACCCACTCACCGACGATGGCGATGCGCTGCGACTTGCGGTGAAGTGCCGCCTAGACATCAACCAAGGAGGGTCGATGGTGGTTTCCGAGCGGACAGGACCGCAAGAGGTTGGGGTAGCCGAGCCACATAATGATGACCCCTACGCTGCCACCAGACGCGCCATCGTGCGTGCTGCTGCTGAGATTGGAAAGAATGTCTGACAGAAAGATTCTTGAAGAAGCAGTTGCAAGAGAGCTGTATTTCACATGGCAAGTAACGCAAAACAAAGTAATGACTGAGGATAGAAAAGCATGGATCAACAAAACATACGGAGCCGGAGCCGTCAACCGGATACAAGCAATGATGTTGCAGATGTACAAAGCCGATTTGGAGATCGCTGGCCGTTCCCAATCAACGGAGAAGTAAAGGTCTGGACGGCTAAGCAGCGCAAGGCTTACAAAGCCAAAGAAATCCAAAACGCAGAAGAGGCTTTGCTATGAACAAAACACAAGAGGCACTGAAGCTGGCGCTGGAGGCGTTGAGAGATTACAGACGTAGTGATGATGATCGAGTCAGCGTTGCTATTGGCATATTGCAAAAAGCACTGGCCGAGCAGCCAGCACAGCAGCAGGAGCCGGTGGCGTGGATGTATGACTGGATTTCCGATGGGCAGGAAGGCGGAACGGTTGTCCGCGACTGGATTAGCGCCGACTATGACGAAGCGCACAGCCCAACAAATGGGTGTCACAACATCCGTCCCCTCTACACATCCCCACCAGCAAGCAAGCCGTGGGTGGGGCTTAGTTATGAAGAAGTAAAAGAACTGATTGAGTTTGAAGACTATGAGAATGATCCACAAGGTTTCATTGAATTTGTCGAAGCCAAACTGCGGGACAAAAACGCATGACGTTCTGCATGACATTCAAGGTTTTTGGTGAGCCAGTAGCAAAAGGCCGTCCGCGATTTACCCGCCAAGGACGTACTTACACTCCTAAAAAAACCCATGATTACGAGTCCGAAGTTGCAAAAATGGCTAAAGCGGCTATGGGCTCACAAGAGCCACTAGAAACGCCTGTGGCGGTCTATGTGTATGTGACCTTCCCCGTGCCTCAGTCGTACTCAAAAAAACGTTCTGAGGCTTGTTTAAACGGCTCTGAGCGGCATACCAAAAGACCCGATCTTGATAATTGCGTTAAAGCGGTCACTGACGGCATGAACGGTGTTGTTTACAGGGATGACAGTCAGATAACCAGCATCCATGCAACCAAGGTCTACGGCACAACAGCCATGGTTGAAGTCTATGTGCGGGAAGATTTGACGTAAGGGTTTTTCCTAATACAAATCAAAAAATCAAGCGGTAACATTGTTGCATTGAAAGGAATTGAAATGAGAAAACGCAGCAAATACAAACCCAAAGGCGTCAGGCTTGATAACTTGTCTTGGGTCAAAGCAGGGTTTGGCAAAGTTGGAACACTTCCCAAGGCTGGAATTGATCTGAAGCTCAAAAACCATGAGGCTTTAGATAGCTTTATGCGTGGTGAGGCATCAAAAGATCATGTTGATGCTTTGATTGCAGCATTCAATATTGCAGAGGCTATTTATAGGGTCAATCCAAATCTTGGAATTGATTACGCAAGCGAGATAAAAGCCGGTCAAGATGCGATTCATTCCATGGCCCAACGAGGGCTAAAGGTCGGTAAATTCTTGTTTACAGGACCGGAAATGCAAGCTGTCAGATTGGCCATGGATGTGCATGACGCTCAACTTGATGAATGTACTGTCCGGGAAATGGAAAAAGCCATTGATCTGGTCAGCAAAACCATTTTGAACAGGCAAGCTCGAACTATTGTGGAGACGGCATGACCAAAGAAAACATCATCCGCATGGCGCAGGAGGCGTACAGAGAACAACCTGTCCCAGTGTTTCTGGCTATGACAGATGCCGCGCTTGAACAATTCTTCCAAGCCGCCTACGCCGCTGGCGCTGCTGCCGAGCGGGAGGCGTGTGCAGAGGCTTGTGATGAACTGGCTTACGCCTATCAAAAGAAAAATCCGACCAGTAGTTCAGAGCCATTAATGCGATCTTGCTGGAACAACGCCGCCGCCGCCATCCGCGCAAGGGGCCAGGCATGAAAACATTTGATGATCCTTTTGAAGACTATCCTGAGCCGTTTAAGCCATCACAAACACCTGAAAAACTGGAGCTAAAAGCAGAAAAGCGCAGGGCTTACAGGGCAAAACGACTTGGCAGACCAATAGGACGCCATGGAGGGTACAGAAAAGGTGCTGGCAGAAAACGTACAAAACCGTACACGCACAAAGCATTTATTACTCTTGACAGCATCCAAGTAAAACTCATTGAAGACTTGGGTCAAGGCGATTTAAGTAAAGGTATTCAACAACTTGTGGAGAAATATTGTGGGTAAAGGTTCAAGCCCGAGGCCTTTCGAGGTCGATCACAACACATTCAGTAACAACTGGGACGCAATTTTTAAAAAGAAAACATGCCCCCCGTGCAATCAAAACTGTAATCAAGTTAGAAATTGTCCAGCAAGGAATGACCATGGAAATCAATCCACAGAAATCAATCAATTACATAATGGAGAATGCTCCGAAGTTTGCCGAAGCAAAGGCTAATCGAGTATTTATTGAAAATTATTTGCGCACGGTCAAAAGCCGTCTAATGAATGAAGAAGCAGGAACGCTCGGAAATAAAGAAGCATATGCGTATGCTCATCCTGATTACATCCAGCAACTGGAAGCTCTCAAGATTGCAACCAAAGAAGAAGAACACCTCAAGTACATGCTCAAAGCAGCAGAACTGAGAGTTGAAGTTTGGAAAACAACCGAATATTCCAAACGTGCAGAACTAAAAAATCTAGGATAACCAATGAAAACAACAACTTACAACCCTTTTTGGAAGGGCACAACAATTCCAAAAAGCAGAGGCAATGCTTTTGACTGGAAAGGAAAAGAATCTCAAGTCACTCAGTCAACAGAGATCAAAAATATCAACAAAGTAAAACTTCAAAAAATCAGTCTGACAAGAAAATGAAAAAAAAGACGTTTCATACTGTTGATTCTTTGTTTGCAAGGTCCGAGGAGGTCGGAAATTGTATTGAGTGGCAAGCGTATTTCCAAAACGGGACACCTTATGTTCAGCATGGCGACAGATTTATGTCTGTCCGGGCGTTGATGATGGAGCTTATGGGCAACGTATATGAGGAGCGAATGTTCTTTGGAGTCAACTGCGACAACAAGGCTTGCATCAACCCAGAACACATTGTTGCCAGATCAATGAAAAGCCATGCAAAGCATATGGCGCAAAAGACAGACCACAATGGCATTTTGAGGCTTGCCAAGTTGCAAAAAGCCGCTGCAAAGCGCCGAGTCTTGACAGATGATCAAGTAATGCAAGTTTTGACAGACGAAAGGACTTGCAAAAGCATTGCCAAAGAATTGGGAGTCAGTAGCTCTTTGATCGCCAAGATCAAGAGAGGCGAGTCAAGCACCATGGTTGTTGCAAAGAACAATCCGTTCTGGGGCTTGATGGCATAGGGTAAATCCCTAGAGACACGGCAAAAGAAAACAAAGAAACTTTTGCCTGAAAGGAAATGAAATGAAATCAATTGCAATTGCATCAATTTTTGCCGTCAGCATGGCTGCGCAAGCTGAATTTATGGACGGCAATAAGCTGTTGTCAGAAATGAATGGCAACTTTGGAACCCAGATGAGCGCCCTTGGATACGTTTCAGGCGTAACTGATACGTTGATGGGCGTGACTGTATGCCCGCCGTCAACCATCACTGTTGGTCAGGTTCACGATATGACCAAAAAATACTTGGAACAATTCCCGGCAGATCGGCATAACTCTGCGGATCGGATCATTGGCTTTATCTTGAAATCATCATGGCCGTGCGCAAAGAAAGGAAATGGCGTATGAGCAATAAAGACGAGGCGCTGAAGCTGGCGCTGGAGGCGTTGGGATGGTACGACCGCGAAACGCACCAGAAAGCCATCACCGCCATCCGCGAAGCACTGGTCGAGCAGTCAGCACGGCGGCAAAACTCTATCGAGCCAATAGAGTTTCTGAGCGGCTTTCTTACAGAACGGCTGGCCATTGAGCGCGGTATTGAATGGACTCCAGCGATACATGACTTGTGCAATAGTTGGCCGAGCAGCCAGCACA